CAGTATGTAAAGACAATCAAACTGCTATCAATTCTCAAATAAGATTTGGGATTTCTAAAAAAGATATTTTATGGATTAAGGGAGAAAATAAATGAAACTAGAAATGAAATCTATAAAGCATTCAGCATTCGCATCACATGAAACATATTGTTATGAGGGATATGTTTACATTGATGGGAAGAAATCAATTTATGTAAGTAATGATGGTCATGGTGGATCAGATCGTCAATACACAGAGGACAGAGTTCCACATACCATAATCCGAGAGGTGGATGAATGGTGTAAGGAAAATCTACCTAAATGGAAAATGTCATCTGATGGGGATGATGCAGAAGAATATGACACTAGTTTTGAAATGTGGTGTCATAATCAAGTTCATCTTTGGTTGAGAGCAAAGGAACTAAAAAGACTTTTGAACAAGGATAAGATTGTATATGTCAAGGACAATGATCTTTACACTTGGAAAAGCAAGAACATCAAAAAAATTAGTGGTGTTCATATCAATAATTTTAAAATCCATAACAAAGATATCAAAATAATTTTGAATGATATGCCTTTTGATAAGGCACTCAAAACTTATAATGATTATCTTGATTTTGATAAGGTGGTGTAATTATGGGATATACAAACTATTGGTATCAGACTAGGGCATTCACAGATAAAGAATGGTATGAAATAAAAACTTATTTACTGTTTCGTCATAACTCTTTTACATTGGATGATTTAGATAAAGAAATAAAAATCTCACACTTATCTTGGGATGAAAATGATCATTATATTCAATTCAATGGCAAAAATGCAAAACTATCTTGCGAGGATTTTACCTTATACAAAAATATCCGAGAGCCATTGTACAAGGATGATAAGGTAGAATTTAATTTCTGTAAAACAAGACAACTTCCATATGACATGATGGTATGGAAGTTACTAAAATTTATTAAGTTCGTTGTACTTGATCCAAAGGATCATACATTCGAGATTTCAAATGATAATGGAGATAGATATGAGTAAAATTAAAATATCGTCAGAAACTTGGGTAGATTTATATTGTGAACTATCAACTTATGTGGAGAGCAAATGCTTTCCACATAGAAAAACCCACAATGATCAAGGTGAAAGGTTAGAGGAAACTGAAGATGATTTCCTTGAAATTGTGGATGATGTTGAAAATCTTATGTCAGAATTTTTTATTAAGGGGGAAATATAATGAGTGATGCTAAAGAAAAATTAGACGATCTTGGAATTTTACCAGATACAATTCTCGTTATAGTTAATGACAATGGTGAATTTGTAGATTTGGAAAATGATAGCAATGGTTTTGTTGTCTATCATAAAGACGATAAGGAACTAAAAAAAGTCCAAAAACTTTTGGGGGATTTATAATGATTAATGGAGTTGATAAAGAAATCTTGAAAGAGATTTTATTTAGTAAGCATCTGACAGAAGATGAGCATTCTCTTCTTGATGATTTAATCGAGAGCCGACTTAATCAGCTATATGAAAGAAAGCCGAGGGAAGAGGGTGATCTCTGGGAAGAAGAACAGTTGGAACATTTACGTTTTAAAATAACCAAGTGGAGAGGATAAGATGAGTAGAGAAAAGGCAATTAAAATTTATGAAAAAAATCGTAAAGCTTTAGAAAAGATTTTTAAAGAAAACTCAATAAAAAATCTTTGTGTCAGAGATCAAGAATGGTTGGAGTTGCATAATTGGATTGTAGATTTAAACTCCGATTATGTTTTTTATGAGGAAAGAAATGGGGATGATACACTCATAACCAATGGAGTAGTTTCAGCATACATTGCTAAAGAAAATAGAAAGGAAACTCTCGAAGAAAAACTAGATGAGTATTTTCTAATTGAAAAGGATTTTAAACATCAGATTAAAGTTGGTGCGAATGGAGATGCCTTTTTGTTTAAGATAAGTTTAGCAAATACTTATGAAGATGATGCAGAACACTTTGATAAATTCCCTAGCAATGAAAATAGTAAATTAACTTTTGAGTATGAAAGTGATGAACTATCTGAATGGTTGCAGAAGATTGCCGATATGTTGGGCATAAAATATCCTAATGAATTTAATCTTAAATCTATAGAAAATAGGATTAAAGAAATTGGAGAAAATAAATGATAATACTTAATCTATTTAGTGGAGTTGGTGCTGATATCATGGCATGGGAGAGAACTAATCTCCCACCATTGACAAAAGTATATCATTCCGAGATTGATCCATTTGCCATATCAGTTGACAGATTTTTGCATCCTCAAGTAATTCAGCTTGGGGATGTGCAGAATATCAAGGGTGCAGATTTAGGGTATGTGGACGTAATTCTCGGTGGCTCTCCATGTCAAGGATTTTCGTATTCGGGAAAACAGTTAGCCTTTGATGACCCGAGATCAAAGTTATTCTTTGAGTTTGTAAGGATACTGAATGAACTCCGAGAGATAAATCCAAAAATAAATTTTTTCCTGGAAAATGTAAAAATGAAAAAAGAGTTTAGGGATGTGATTACCGACCAATTAGGTGTACATCCGATTGAACTTAATTCAGCATTGGACTCGGCACAAAATCGCAAAAGATTATATTGGGCAAGTTGGGGCATAATGCCACAGATAGATAAAGGTATAATGATTGGGGATATATTGGAAGATTCCGATCAAGCCGATCTTGTAGGCAAACAAGGTAAAGTATTATTAAAAGAAAACATAGACAAGGCTAGTTGTCTATTGGCAAGAGATTATAAAGGTTTTGGAAATCAAGGACAGACTGGAGTGAGATGTATCGAGGTTGGTCATGCAGAAGAAATCAAGGGGCATGATACAATAAGAAGAGTTTACTCTCCAAAAGGCAAAGCACCCACATTGACAACAATGGGTGGTGGCAATCGAGAGCCAAAGGTTTCTATTGGTGCATTTCGTGGACGTTATCTTGTGGATGGTAAACGTCAAGATCATAAAATGAAAACTCAAGGATTGACGACTCAAAGATTAGAGGTTCGTGGTGATAGTAAATCGAATACATTAACAACAGTACAAAAGGATAATGTTGTTGTTGAGGAGCAAGTTCGTTGGAGAGCATTAACTCCAATCGAATGTGAGAGATTGATGACTATGGAGGATAATTCAACTCTTCATGGCATTGATGATAAAGGCAATCAGAAGACAATATCAAAAACTCAACGATATAAAATGCTAGGCAATGGTTGGGTAGTTGATACGATTGCACATTGTTTAAAATATTTAGAAGGGAGAATATAATGGAACAATATAAAATTATACCTTGCACTAATGGTGTTGGTGAATGGGAAATAAGTCCTATTCACGAAACTTTTGATACAAGGCAACAAGCAGAAGAAAGATTGGAAGAATTAAAATTATTGAAATTAAGTAATGAAATAACTGAAGAAGTTACCAAAGTTTTAAATCATAGCTATCAATCTTATATTTCTCAATTCAAGGATGGTGTTTCAGATGCCTTGTTACTAGGTAAAAGTGCAGATGTAAATCTCACAAGTGCCTATAAGCAAGGATATGATTTTGGAATATATTTAGAAAAGAAAATGTCAGATCAAGAACAAAAATATGCAGATAATGGGATTGGAGGTTTTAGTGAGTAACTTTTCAATCGAGGAATTACGGCATATCTTTCATGCCGTAGAACAACATATATATGAAACTCAAGAATATATCAGAGATAATCATTCTTATGATAGTCATAGCGATACACATATATATGAAAGAAAACTTGGAGAATTAAATGATCTTCGAGGAAAAATATTAAACAACATTAAAGGAGGGCAAAATGCCTAATTGGACTAGAAATGAACTAACAATCCAAGCAGATGATCCAAAGGACATCAAAGAATTTAAAGAGAAAGTTTTTACAGAGGATGATGAGGGTAATCTTCATTTTGACTTTGAAAAGATAGTACCAATGCCACCACATATATTTCGTGGCAATCTCGGAGATGAAGAGAGAAATAAATATGGTAAGCATAATTGGTATGATTGGAGTTGCGAGAATTGGGGAACAAAGTGGAACTCTTGTAGAACTAAAATCAACTTTGAATGTGATGAGGAACTTGAAATAGAGTTTGAAACTGCTTGGGATACTCCAAGACCAATCATCCATAAAATTCGTGAGATGTTTCCTAAATTAAGATTTTGGGGAGGATACATCCATGAAGGATGGGAAGGTTCTGGAAGTTTTAATGATATATAAGGCAATGGCACTTGTTTGTTTTATGACTTCTGCAACTGATCATAAATGTGAAACTAGATTTTATCACAAAACTTTTGATGATTTGCAGAGTTGTGAAACAACTTTAATTCGTTGGCGATTGTATGAACTTAAAAATACAGAAAAGATCGTCTTAAATGATTGTGTATTATCTAATAATACATAAAAAATCCCCCAAGCTGTTAAGAAAGGAACTGAAACAAACAGCTTGGGGGACATTATTAACGAGGTAATTAACTAATAACAGATAAAGAAAGGTAAAGTCAAATGATTTCTACATTAGCTTGTTTAGCAACTGCGATTTATTTTGAGGCTAGAGGTGAACCGACACTCGGACAAATAGCCGTGGGCCAAGTTATTATGACCAGGGTTTATGATCCCCGATATCCCGACAATGTTTGTGATGTTGTCAAGGAAGGGTATTATTATTCTTGGAGTCCCGAAACCCCGATCCCGAATATGTGTCAATTTAGTTTCTGGTGTGATGGTCAACCCGAAACTATAAAAGATCCCGATGCATATCTCTGGGCAGAAGAAATTGCATGGGCAATATTAGAGGGTCCGCTTAACCTCGTGGACTTGACCGAAGGATCAACCCACTACCATGCACATTATGTGAAACCCGCATGGAGTGAGAGATTTACACAAACAGTTCGTATCAACGATCACATATTCTACAGAAGGGAGATGGAATAATGACAAAATTTAGTGAAGAATTTATGACCAAGGTTAATGATCATTGGCAAGAAAACAGAGGTAAACCTTTAGGTGAAAATGTAGGAGGAGTTCATCAAAAATATAAGAGTATAAAAAAATATGGCATTGATGAGTTAGCTGCAGAATTTAATCTGACAGAATCACAAGCTAGAAGAATAGTATATGTTAAAATGAAAGGAGGTAGTAATGGCAAGACCAAGTAAGTTGGAAGAAAACTTTTCTATGTATTCTTTGAGGATGGATACTGATGATCTAGAAGACGTTAAAAAGTTATCCCGAAAATTATCTTATGATAGTGATAGGCAAATAAGTATTGCCGATATTATGAGATACTGCATAATTAATCATAAGAAAGATGCAGAAAAATATTTTAAGGAGATTGCATATGGAAAAAAAGGCTGACGTTTATTGTTTCTTATGTAAAGCAAAACTTCCCGAACCAAAAAAAGGTCAGGTTCAATGTGTTTGCTGCAAGGTAACTTACACAAATACGGAAAAGAAGAGTGCGAAACAGTAACTTACTTGCTCTTCATATAAAAAACTCTACTCCAAAAAGAAGAAAAACAACTTTTTGGAGTAAAGTTAAAAAAACTTTTTATAAGTTGTTTTTTATTGACAGTAGCACATAAATAATAATATGTTACATACAATCAAGAAAGAGGGATATATGAAAAAAGATAAAGAAGTAAAATTTAGGACAGTTGCTGTCCCGAATGAAGTTTATAAAATGATTAAACAGATTGCTGAAAAACAGGAGAGAACAATTGCTAGGCAAGTGGGTGTGTTAATTAAGAAAGCTCATGCCGAAATGAAAGAAACTATTTAGTGGTTTTTCTCTGCTCATTGAATAATACTTCAGCTATTCTAATCGATAGGCCAGTTGCCTTACTAAATCTTTCTACTGCGATTTGGTAGGGCAACCAACCTTTTTTAAAATCTTTTATTATTTCTACTGTTTTGTCTATTTTGATTTTATTGTCAGCCATTCTTTAATATTTTCTCCTAAAACTTCTGCACTTAATTTAATCTTGCCTGTCAAGGACTTTACAATCTTTTCATCAATCGTTCCTTCACATATAAGATCAATATATGTTACTTTATCCTCTTGACCTATTCTATGACAACGATCTTCTGACTGCATCCTGGTCTCAAGGTTAAAGTCATTAGCATAATAAATCACAGTATTTGCTGCAGTAAGAGTCAATCCCCGACCCGCAGTTGATGGATTCCCGACAATGAACCGAAGTTCAGAGTTCATGTCTTGAAAATCCCGAACAATCTCAACCCGATCACTGTCAGATGTATCCCCAAAGAAGGATCTTGCAACAGTTCCTTTATATTTACTGTTCAATGCTTTTACTATTGACATGATATCATATCGAAACCTTGACCATATAATAACTTTATTGGGTGCTTCATCACATATTTCAAGAAGCTCGTCCAATCGTCTTGTTGGAAAGGTAATCATGTTGCCATCATCAGACTTTAAATGCCCAGAAAGAATCTGCTGCAGACGTAGCATCTGTGTAATCATTGAAGGTGTTGATACAAACTCATCATTCTCCAACATTAACAGTGCTTTCTTTCTTATCTCTTCATACATCTTGACTTGTTCCGAAGTCATAGACACATACCTGGATGTATAAATCTTTTTAGGTAAATCTAGGCATTCATCTTTTAAAACTCTAAACGAAAATTTATCTATCTTCTCTGTCAGTTCTTTTATATGACGATAGCCTACAACTTGCTGAAAGCTGTGACCTCCCATCTGACGGCTGTTTAAAACGGCATATCTTGCCCGAAAAGCATAATAAGAACTAAAGCCTAACATATTCTTGCCTAGGAACTCACACTGCGAAAACAGATCTAAAGGTGAGTTTGTTACGGGCGATCCCGTTAATATTCTTTTGTAGACAAATTTACTTGCAATCTTTAACAAAGCTTTTGTTCTTTTTGCCTTTGGGTTTTTAATCGTGGTTGACTCGTCCAGGGCAATCAAACCTTTGGCCGCAAACATTGAACTAATGACATCTGCATTCTTAAATGCACGGGTCGTGGAGAAGGCCTCAACATTCATAACAAATATAATAAACTTATCTTGCGGTGGATTCCTCCAGAAGTTTAACCAATACTTCTTTTCACCCTGGTTCATATTAGATTTCCAGAAAATACATTCATGTTCTATATCTTCTGAGAAATGTTCTGGTATTTCTTTACTGATCCAGTTACGATAAACTCCCTTGGGAGCGATAATGAAAGCAAAGTTTATTTTTTTACGTCTTGCCAACATGGTAATATTATCAAGCAAAACCTTTGATTTACCTGTACCCATCTCCATAAACAAAGCAAAACTGGATCTATCCCAACCCTTCTCCAATGCTTTAATTTGATGTTTATATGGTTTTGTTTTAAATTGTTCTTGACTTATCATTCATGTTCCCCCATATTGTATTAATATATGTTGCAATAATTAAATTGTCAACTTAAACCTGAAGAGGAGATACTTGTTATGAACAAGAATACTTTATTAGAAGAGGATATGTTCGCTGATGCAACCTCGTTTGATAAAATCGATCCAATCGAAGGAAAGAGATTATCAAGTTTAGTCAATCAGTTAAATCAAGTAACAAAAGATATACAGGAAGCTGAAGACTTTCTTAAAACTTTGAAAGCCAAAAAGCAGAATATATCTTTTGAACAAATTCCAGAAGTCATGGATGAGATGGGTATAGATCGATTGGACGTGGATGGTGCAACTGTCTCGTTAAAAAGCTTTGTATCTGCATCAATACCTTTGGATAAGAAAGAAGATGCTTATGCATGGTTAAGAGAGAATGGTTATGATGACATCATTAAGAATGACATAACCTTATCTTTCGGTAGAGGTGAGGATAATGTTGCAAAAGATCTCATGGCAGATCTTGATCAACGTGGTTTTCATCCCGAATCAAAAACTCACATTCATTCTATGACCTTGAAAGCTTTTGTAAGGGATATGGTTGAAAAGGGTGAGCCTATTGATTTGGATTTATTTGGTGCATTCGTAGCACGAACAGCCGTTGTTAAAAAGAAATAAGGGAGGATATAATGTCTAAAAATATAACAACTAAATCAAATACGTCAGTATCACCTATAATGGATGATATTCTTAATTCAGCAGGCGAAGGTATTGATTATGATACAAATGAATTACAAATTCCTTTTATCAGAGCGATACAAGCCTTATCACCACAGATCAAGAAGAATGATCCGCAGTTTATTGAAAAAGCATCTCAAGGTGATTTGTTTAACACTGTTACAGGTGAGTTCTGGGATGGTGAAAAAGGTATCGTGGTTATACCATGCTATCAAGAAACAAAGTATCTTGAGTTCGTTCCAAGAGATCAAGGTGGTGGTTTTGTTGGGGAGATAGAAGTAGACTCACCTGTTCTTAGTCAGACTACTAGGGACAGAAGTGTTGAAATGCTTCCTAATGGCAATCAGCTAGTTAAATCTGATCAACATTATTGTATGGTCTTGAATGATGATGGCAGTGCACAACCTGCTATTATTGATATGAAGTCTTCTGCTTTGAAAGTAAGTCGTAGATGGAAGACACAGATAGCAATGTTCAAGATCCAAGATAAGAATGGAGAGTTCAAACAACCTGCCTTATTTGCTACCAAGTGGCGAATTAAGACAGTTGAAGAGTCTAATGAACTAGGTACATGGTACAATCTCAATGTAGAGAAAGTCGATCTAGT